CCGGACTCTCTGTTCCAATTCCCACATTTCCGCCGGTTGTTGCAAAGGTCACGCCATATGGAAAGGTGGAAGTTGATGAGCCGTTGATGGTGGAGGATACCGAGCCATTGCCGACGGTTAAACTTTCGTCTACTCCACCTGTGAGAGTGAGGCCACCAGAGGAGATAAGAGAATTAATATATGCCTGTCTCCAAACATAATCAGAACCACCTATATCAAAGGTATTTGTAGTATCGGGTCGTATTGTGTTCCCAAAAGTAGAGGAAGCTGTCCCCTGTGCAGTGAGTGTTCCGTGAGTATTTATATTCTCAAATATTTTGGTGCCCACAATATCTTGGTTTTGGATCAGCAAGATTTCATCTGTCGTTCCTCTAAAATATTCCAATGCTTGAGTTGATAAAACACTCGTAAGTAGGACGGCTAAAAACACAAAGAGTATTTTTTTCATAGATTATTTATTGTCGTTCACGCCGGCCGCGAAGAACGACACACTCGGCGATGAACCTGTTAATTCGGTTATTTTGATATATACTTCTGGCTCTCCTGCGTACCCTGGATAATCGGCAATCTCTGTAAAATCAGTAGATAGGTTGTCTTCTGAGGAGAGATGAACAGTAGACCCACGTTTCACCAGTATGCGTATCTTGCAAGTAGTGAGAGTGCCAGAATTGAGGACTGGGAATATACGCAGTGTATTAAAATGCGACATGTCAGTAATAGCTCCAGGAGCATCCGCCCAGGCTGTTGGATCATTGCCAGAATCTGCGGCCACGATCGCCGTTCTATGTATAGTTCTTTCACCTGAAGAGATCATAAATTTTTACACCTTAATTTTTAATTGAGAGAGCGATTTTTAGTATCGCTCGCTCTCAAAAAACTAAGTGGAGGTCGCAATCTCTCTTATGTTTAAGAGATAAAACGAACTCGCTGAGAAACCTCTATCATTAGTTGACGTAGTGGCCCATTTGGGGTCCTGTGATTGCATAAACCCAACGATATATTCATTTGGTTTTACTACAACCCAAGGAGATCTACCTGTGGTAGCCGTTCCTGCTTCATTAACTAATGCGTATGTGCTACCGGCAGTCGTAGTCGCCATAAAACCGGCACTATCCCCAGTAGAAGTCGCGACAACCCCACCGAAGATCTGTTTTGGGACACTCGCCCATGCAAGGTTATACGCGTTTCCCGTCACCGTCGACGTTCCCATCGCGAGTCTTGTAGTCGATGAAGCATTCGTGAATAAACGAATGCCTGCCGTTTCTACATGGACATCGTGCCCAGTAGTATTCTGGATAGATAAGAATGTCGAAGAAGATGTACCAATAGTCCCAGAAATTTGTCTTTGCGTCCATTTGTACTGGTCCTCTGAATCGTCAGAGTCCTTTAAAGTGAGGTCATAGAGGCCAGTTAGATTTCGTGTAGAGAAACTCTCGCCTGTCCCGCCCACGACATCAGAATCCTTTGCTTGTAATTCTTCCAGACTTGGGAGTCTACTCGAAGAATCTTGCGTGAGGAGTCCTTCAACCGTCGCTTTTACGTATGCCCAAGAGTCCAGGAATTGCTGATCGACTCGTGCTTGTATACCTCCTGCGACCAGGAGTCCTACCACCAAGCAAGACACGACGGCGGGGCCAATCGATTTCTTTGCTTGTGTTTTCTTTTTGCTCATAAGATTGACACCTATTTAATAATAATATTAATTACCCGTACCATCGCCTTGGAATGCGCCACGATAATCTTTGCATCCCACATCGTACATGGTAGTCGATTTATATTGCATCTCGCCCGTCTTAAATACCACGTTCGGGCCTTCAAGCAAGATGGGTTGTGATTCTTTGTACTGGATCCCATACTGATCAGAAATGAAAGCCGGGTCCATAGCCGCGAACGCTTTGTTCGCCGTCAGGTATTGCAATTCAACCAGTTCAAAATCATCCACGCCTGATCCATCGTTGGAGAAAGTCTCTGGTAGTTTGTTCTTTTGGATTGCGCCTTTGATCTCCTTAAAAGTAAAATACGCCGATGATTTCCTCTTCACGAAGATTCTAGACGGATTGATTTCCAATTGGTTGCCTTTAGGAGAAAGGACCAAAGCTGCCGTTCTGCCCAAAGCTTTGAGCGCATTATACCCAGGAGCGATGTTGTAATTCGTTCCATCATACACGATGTTGTTGTTTGACGTTCCGCCATCTTCACGGGTTTGAGCCGCGGATGCTAACGCCACGCCGTTCGCGTTCGTGATGGAGATAGAGTAATTGCCGTTCTCGTCTGCCTCCGTATAAGTAGACGACTGCGCGTTATTAAGACGATCCGTTATCATTCTTTCTCTCTTTCTTATGATGGACCGGCGCAATTCATCTACCACGCCTTCCAATTTGCGTTTCTTGATACCGAATTTCCACATTTGCTTAGTGACGGCGATCAATTTACCAAACTCCACCTGTGTGTACGTTTGATCGAATCCTTGCACGGGAGACTCACCCACTACGGATGCATTCTCCGTAATACGGGCCGCCACTCCAAGATCGGAAAGGTCGGATTCTTTCGAGATTCTGTCAGTAACCCCCGTCTCTACGTTAACGATCATTTTGAATTTTTCCTCTTCCGCCTGTTTTCGGCGGTTAATCCACATTTTCTGTATCGCGTTGTTTGTAGCATCCACTACATCATCTAGCACCAATGGCACGTTTGAAGTTGCCATAATGTATCTACACCATAATTAATGTTAAAATCACGCGTTGACCTGTCCTTGAGACCCGACGAACATCACGAGTGCTTTTTTGTCTGCGGCTGCCCCTATGGGAGCAACCTGTAAAAACACACCCTCATTAGCGGTACTATCTGTACCGTTATTATTCACCGTATCGTGGTCAGTGAGTACCATCCTTTGTAAAGTGTGGGAAGCACTTGAATTATTCGCGAGATCAACTTCCAAGAGCATGCCCACAATAAAGGGGACCACTTTGGCCAACGCTGTCGCTGCGGCTTTAATCGACATACTGATACCGAAAAGGCCAGTGTCCGCATCAGAAGGAGCGGCGGCTGCGACTGCCCTCTCCAAATAAAGATTGGCAGTGTCTCTCTGTAACGCGTCACCGACCGCAAAAGCAGTGGCGACGGTTGCCGGCAGTTCGATACCCGCTTGATCGAGTACGAAACCGGCGCTATTTTTAATAATAAGTGCCATAAACTGTAAACACCATTTAAATTTTCTAAGCTGATACCTGTCCTGCGGGAGCAACGATACGTACTATTAAGATTTTGTCCGTAACCGCACCTATCATTTTTAACGTTTCAAAGATATCGGCCGAAGAATTACCATCAGCGCCCGAATTATTTAGAGTATCTTTGTCCGTTAATTTATACCGGTGTCCTACTTGTGTGCTTGCGGTATTGTTTGCGCAATCAGCACGGAATATCTGATTGAGTTGAAATGGGATAACGTTACATACCGTCTCTGCTGTACCCGCGTCTGATTTACAAACGCCGAATAGAGCATCCTCTCCATGGTTGTCATGAAGAGCAGTCGCGAGTTGTAGTTTATTCTCTGATCTGTCCCACGACAGAGCGTCTCCCACGTTCATGTCATCCGTATTTTTATCCATCTCGATCGCCGCTTCATCTATGGAAGCGCCGACCCAGTTAGTCCGTATAAACGCCATAATTATTAATACACCATTTTAACTAATCTCTGCTATTTCTTCATCCGTCCATCCGCTTCTTTTATACTGTTCTATTACTTTGGGGTCTAACTTTGATTTTTTACTCTGCGGCGCCCCTGATCCTCCTCCTCCACCGGACCCCGCAGCAGCAATTTTATTTTTCTTAATCTTTATCATAGTTCTGCCCATCTCATCTTTTTTCTTCCCCGAACTGTCCCCGAAGACATTCTTTTTTGCTTTTTCGAGTAATTGCCCCACTCGGTGCGGGTCAGCAGGTTTAACGTAGGAATGATATTCATCCATTAGAGCGTTCCATTTCTTATTGTCCAAATCTTGAGAAGGAGAGAATTCTGGGTTACGCGATATAAAATCGTCGGTTTCTTTATCTTGTACGCTTTTGTACATGAGATCGCCGACGGATTCTTTTTTTACGTATCCCATAGCGGGCAGAAATTTGCCCATGAGCTTCACTGTGGACCATGCTACGTCTTCGTCCACACCTTCTTTCTCCACCATTTCCTTTACAAGTGAATCTAACTCCTGCGGTTTTTCGTTTGTGCTCTCTTTATTCGATGGCGTATTCCTCTCAAATTCGCTGATTCGCGTACGCGATTTGGTGTACTCGGGTAAAAGTTTGTCGTAATTGGAAGCTTTAAACCTTAGGGCGTTCAATTCTTCTTCTGATATGCCATCATCATCCTCATCTTTGTCCTCTTTCTTTTCGTCTTCCTTCTCATCTTTTTTCTCTCCAGCGCCTTTTTCTTCTTCATCGTCATCCGTCTCTTTATCATCTTCTTTTTTTTCTTTTTCAACGTCTTCTCCTTCTTTTTCATCTTTTTCATCCTCATTGTCTTCTTCTTTTTCTTCTTTTTCTTCCTTTTCTTCTTTATTATCTATATCGCCATCACCATCAAAAGATGGATTGTTAATTACTCTGTTCGTGTCTTTCAGATCCATAAACGTATGACTGCCCATCATGCCTCAATAATGTTAAAAGATTGCTCGCGTCTCCACGTATGTATTGGCATAATCTTATTTGATAAACCTCGGGAGATTGGACGAAACCTTGATCCCCATGAAGTTTATTATATGATTATGAACCTTGATACATATGTTCGCTTGAACGTTACCACGAAGCTTAATCTTTAAACATTAAAAGATCTGCGTGAGCTTGGTCATTAGTATTTAGAGTGTCCCTATAAACGCTTATTAACCTGGTGCGGGGCTAGATAAACGATATAGGGATTTTACAAATACCAATGTTATTTATTTCATCATATACCCATCCGAAGTTCTCTGTTTCTTCTTCTTTGACTTACCCGCCATGGTCATCGCTATGGCCATGGTCTGTTTTTGAGGTTTTCCAGCATGCATCTCACGGCGTATGTTCTCGCCCATAACCTTTTTTGATTTTCCTTTTTTTAATGGCATATTTAACCTTTGACACTTCTATCTTTGCCGAATAAAGGCAAAGGTTTGTTCTCTTGCGTGATGCGCCGCACAATTTCTGATTTTACAAGTTCCAAAAATTTACGCATCTGCTCTTCCGATTCTATACGGCAATGGCGGAGATCTCCGCACGGTTGACCTTTTAACGGATGATTCTTAGGATACCGAGGTCCGTTGTCGTTTTCGTCCAACAATGCTGATTTAACGGCCAATGAATCCGGAAGTTTTACCTCCAGAGTGGTAAATTTACCGAATCCCAAAATGCAAATCGCGAAATCTGGACCCAGAATTTCGTCCACCATGCTCCGTAAAGTAGACACCGTGGATTTTTCGTTCACTCCACCGAGTACGCCCTGCGCCTCTTTTATCTTATACTCATCGTTTTCTTTACGCAAACGTTCGAGCTCGGCCTCTAAAGTAACAATATCTTTTTTTTCTTCTGGCATAGGGTATTCTATTTAATTTTTAGATTTTTTAACCTTACGAGTTGGCTTCTCATCTACAGAACCGAATTTCAATCCATCGAGCTCGATTCCCAAATCCAGTATCTTTTTGTCTTTTTTGTACCCTTCATCAGATAGTTTATCATTAGCCTTTTCGAGAGTCGCGATGCGTTCTCTCAGTCTTGGAGTCTCGCCTAAAAGATCGTCCAAAGAATCCTCCGGAAGAGGAGTAATAATATCCGTCAATTTTTTAGCTTCTTCGTCCGTAGAGCAAGTAATGAGCACTTGATTGCGGGACAGATTCACGTTCATACGCTTATTACGCACCAGATTTAATTAAAGTACCGCCCGAATTTTCGACGAACATTTCATCGGGGATTTTCATTCTATAAGTAAAAGTAATCTTCTCACCACGTTTTACGTCGCGGTTAGCCTCAACCGTGATCACGCGTTCTACGTGGCGTATCCTATGCAAAGATACGGGGATCATCTTGTCTTGTTTCTCTGAAGAAGCCATGAGGAACATCAAATTCCATAGATCCTCAAACTTAATGTGCGTCTCTTCACGACCTAAACGCACGCGCAGAATTTTACACCCGTTGGTTTTTTTGTCCTCCGTACCTCTATAATTTACTTCCAGTTGGAGCGGTTTCGCTTCAACGGATATCCCAGGGATTTGTAGTTTTTCGTGATCTTGTAGCATATCCTCTATTCAGTTTTAAAAACTTCATCCTGTATACTGCGCAATAATTGTACTATTTCTGCTCTTCCCTCTCGCCGGCAAACTTCAGCAAAAACTTCGTCCCTTGAAGTAGTAGGAATAGGCTCACCATTCGCGTTTTTTATGCGGGATACGACTTCTTCACATAAAGCGGGCCAAATCTCACTTTTGACTAGCGATTTTATTTTTGCGTCCATATTCATTTATGCGTTAAAAGTTTTATTGATCGGTGCTTCAGCATTGGCAACTTCGCTTCGCGGCGTAGGACGGATTGGCTCTTCAGGGAATTCCTTCTGCATATCGCCAGGTAGATTCTCTTTCCCAAAAACTTCGGCGCCCATTTTCGCGGCAGGAGAAGCTTGAGGGTTTAGCCACGCGTCAGGCACCCACTCTTTGGGATCGTCATCAAACTTTTCTACAATCTTAAGGAGCGGTTTACGGGCAATTTCTGGGCTGAGTTGTAAATATTGTATCATGATTTCAGCCAAATCTAATGTTTGCCGCTTTTCGAGTTCTTTCCAGACGGAGAGGAGCGACGCCGCTTTTATTTTTATTTCACCGCGCCAACGAGTAAAGTCCGGCATGACGTAAAAGAATTTACGATCCCCAGTAGGAACGAAAATGCCATCTTCATTTTTTTCTGTGGACAGTTCGAATTCTTTATACCTCGTCTTCCAGTATTCTACTGCGTCTCCTTCTTCTATCCTGTCTATCTTTTCCGTCTTGTCTGTCCCGACACTAAAAGCAGACGGATCTTCTGTCCATGCGCGCTCGAGATCCGCGATATCGTCTGCGTCCACGATTTTCTCCACGATCGGCGTAGTATATGCCTGGTACATGAGATCTAATGACAACCGCGCTTCAATCTGCAAGGCATACGCCAAATTATCAAGAGGCAATTTTATGCGCTTAAGCGCAGATTCTTTCGCTTGGCCTACTTCAAAAGCTGTTTGCCCAGTAATCTCTCCCATGAGCGGTTTCGTAATGCCCGTGTTGTTATCTATTTCATTCTGCGCGAACTCTATGCCGTATTTAGCATCTTCTCCCGGACCGGGGATGTCCAAAAACGTAACCTTGCCTTTAATCTCTTCTCCCACACCAGGCTTTATCTGTATACGATCGCGATCTTTATATGGCCCTTTGTTCTCGTAAAAGAACATTTTGTAAATGGAAAGAACGATCTGATCCACCGTCATATTTTTTATTTTGTTTTTCAAATTTTTATCTGATCGCATGATCTCGATCGGACCTACTCCATATGGCGTTTTCGGATTTCGCATGTTCCAAAAAGTAGTCCAACACGAGAGTTCTTTGTGATCGGGAAGCGGAGCATAAACGAGCGGAACATGCTGACCACCAACCCCCACACGCGCCACAAATCGATCTTTGCATTTATTCTCATAAAATTCAACCGTGTAAACGTCAGAACGGGTACCTGCCTTCGTTTCTTTGTTGACTTCAGGGTCTGGTTCACCCGTCATGGGTATCATGTCAAAATTCTGCGTATCTCCAAATTCTGCCTGAAGTTTATCATATGAATAATCTATGCTCCACGCCCAATCGCCGATAGAATCTTGGTCATTAGCCGTAGCCATATCATCTAACCATGCACGTTTCGGATCTAAACGTTTCCTCTGAATGGATGAAAAATCTTCTATTTCTTTTTCTTCTTCTTTCGTCGCGTACGTTTCAGGGTTAATCTCCACTATCTCGTTAATAATCCTAGTGTTCGCACGAATGGAAGTGCGTCCAATCATCCAGCCATATGCCGTTAAATCAAAAACGCAACATTTGAGCTGTTCTCGAGAGAAATTCACGTCCCACGAATCCCGATAAAGTTGTTTATAAACTTCGTTGAGAGCAGCGTATCTCTTACCTCCGGCACGGAGTACGGCATGCGGATCATTATCAAAGATAATAGACATGGCAATCATAACCTTCACAAACGGATCTACTGATGCCGCGTCTGACCGCCAATTATCAACGCCCAAATCTTTAAAAGAAGACGTTCCGCGCCATCCCAGAGTATCGTTATTCTCAACCAGTGTTTTTCCTTTTCTTTTGTCAAAGATGGTGTCCTTAATTTTTATGTCTTCATCTGCTTGTTCCATTATGGAGTCAATATCTACTCCGCAAACATTTTTCCTATGCGCTTGAAGTTCCAGGATACGCTTATCCAAAAATTCATTCAAAGATTTATCGTCCTCTGAAAGTGTGATGGGGCGGATTTTTAAATCTTTGAGTGTAATTAAAGTCGGCATAGAATTTTATGAATAAGCGCCATTCGAAAGGTCGAAATCATTTGATTTTTTAATCTTTCTATTAAATGCTTCTTCCATGGGGTCGCGATTTTCTTTCGGATCTTCCGGGCGGTTGACTGCTAAATATTCCAGGGCAGTACGGTAATGAGAGCTCCAATTGTGAACGGGACGTAAAATCTCTGAAGTTGCAGTTGTCATTTCTGACCGCTCAGGGTAACGTGAATTTTTAATGGAAGAGTCTAAGTATTCAGTACGCGGGTTAATATTGAGCTGTATATCACGTATCAAAAGTTCCGTTGCTGTTTTCCGCGATTCGAATTTGACGGCCTCATCATTTGTATAAATGTATATCTGATTATTCTCTAAAACTTCCTGAATAGAATACTTGTATTGCATCTGGTGTTGTTTACAGGATGGATCTCCAAAATTAATGGATGGCAACCATGAACGGCGCTCATTGATCATCCGAAGTTCTTCTTCCGTATACGGGTAAGGATGCGCGAATTTTCCTGTAATGAAAGGAACGAAAAAATCTATAACCTTGTTATAATTGATATAAGAGTCTATTATTCTCCAGAAACGGGTGCCGAGAACTCGCTGCCACCAAATAATGGCCGTGCCGTCATTGCCGAAATCCCATGAAGTGAAAAGGGGGAAAGCGGGATTGTATTTGAACTGCCCGCGTTCTATGTGATCCCAAATTTCGTATACTCGGGATTTAGCTGAACGGTCATATGAAATATCGAGTTCTTGCGCTACTTCTTGGTCCGTGCGTCTTTTCTTTTCATCATCATACCATTTTTGATCTTTATATGGGTGTAATCCCCAATGTAGAGTATAAACTTTAATCGGCACTTTTTTATCAAACCGTACATCAGAGAACTTTTGTCCCATCCCCTCCGGTGTTGAAATTGGCAACCTGCACGGCGTAGTGTCTGCTGATTTCTTCCATGCGTCCTCCGCGCAAGACCATTTGGCGAACTCATCAAAGAGTATGGCTTTTTTTCTGCCGCCGACGCCGAAATTCGGATTGGTGGCCTCGCCGGCAATGGAGCATTTAAGCTCAGGATTCTCAAGTAACATGTGCCTATCGTGTTTGATGGGCGTCCAACCGGTAGGCAAAAATCCCACAGGTAATGCTAAAAGCAAAAACCGTAACTTTTCGAAAAGCGAATCCGCGTCACCGCGTTTATCTACCAACTCTTCTTTCCTCGATCCCACCCGGAAATCGTACCCTTTAAAGAGGAATCCATGTAGGAATACCACGAGCACGAGCCAAGTTACGCCCATGTCTCGTGATTTTTCAGTTAAAGCGTCCCGTCCTTCATCTATGTCTCGTTCTACGTTCTTTATATACTCTTCCTGAAAAGGATAAAGTATAAAAGGCATCTTAGACGGCCTCCTCCTCGGATCATACGTCCAAGTGAACATGTCCGTAAAATAGACTATGTCGCGACGGCATTTCTCTTTATAGAGTACGATTTTCTCCGGATGATCGAGCAAGTCTTTCTTTATGAGCAAACGCTGTCTCTTCGTAGCTAACTTTTTCTTTTCATACTCTTCCCGTAATTTTTGTTTTGCACCGGAATCCATGTGATTTTTTATAGGGTTTCTGAAAGCTTCTCGTCTAGGTCTTTTTCATTCAATTTTTCTATTTCTGCGCGTGTGATTTCGAGGCGTATTGGTTTTTCTCCTCCCTCTATAGCTTGGATTGGTTTGCCTAAGGCGCGGTCTACCAGATATTCCGCAGCTTGACGGTCAGGTTTCTCACGATAACGGCGGACCTGCCCGGAAAGCGTCTCCTCCATTATGTACACGCCGACAGATAGATCATACAGAGCATCAAGGAGCGGTATGATACGGTCTTCTTCTCCTTTTTCTATCTGCTTTATAATCTTATCGGATAGATTTTTATTTTTACCAGGCATAAACATTTAAACACCGAGTTTCGCCCTTATTTCTCTCTCACATATTAGGACGAATTTCTCACCATCAATATCCAACTCATCACCGGAATTACGGTTAAAGAGGACGCGGTCGCCAGGGAAAACGGATATGCAATTTCTTATTCCATTCTCGTTGTATGCGCCTTCTCCTACAGCTTCAATGCGGCCACGTACGAGGTACCCCATGTCGGCAGATTCCGGCAAAACGAGGCCGGACTCTCTCTTTTCTTCTTTTTCAAGCTTTATGAGGACGTTGTCAAAAAATGGTTTAATATCCATATGATTTATTTTTTGTTAGATTTTTCTTCTTTCTCCTCCGGCAAATTGAACAGGTGAGCTTCACAAGTCGCTACGAGTCCGGCAACGGAAACGGCAGATTCGAGCGCGATCTTTATTACTTTACAGGGATCTATAATACCAGATTTCATCATGTCCGTCACTTCATCCTTCGCGAAATCATATCCCGCATTGTCATCCTCCGTTTTATATATCCTGTCCAGTATGACTTCCGGATGCTTCCCCGCATTTTCAGCTATTTTGTTGAAAGGAGCAGCGAAAGCATGTTTTACTATGTCTATTCCCACATGTTCAATGAAATCTGGCGTTTCCACTTCCAACATTTGTGCTACGCGCCGTAGAGCCATTCCACCTCCAGCAACTATGCCATCAAGACGTGCCGCGCGTACCGCGCAGACCGCGTCTTCTAAGCGATGTTTCCATTCGCCAGTCTCGATATCGGTTGAGGCTAAAACGCGTATCACGCCTATTCCTCCCAAGAGCCGAGCGTGTCTCTCTTCCAGCATCTTTTTATCATATTCATTTTTGGCTTGATTTATCTCTTCTTTTATAATATTCTCTCTTTCTTCCATCTTTTCTTTCGATCCACATCCGTCCACGATGGAAGTTTCCGTTCTCGTGGAGATTACGCGTTTCGCGCTACCCAATTGTTCGAGCGTTGTATCCGCTATCTTCATGCCGAGCTTCTCTGAAACGAAAGTAGCGCCCGTAACCGCTGCTATGTCCTGGAGTAGTGATTGCGCCTTTTCTCCAAATCCTGGCACTACTACGGCCAGAGTATTGAAAATATTCTGTTGTTTGTTCGCGATGATCGTAGCCAGAGCTTCAGAGTCTATGGCCTCGCAAAAGATGACGAAATTCTTATCGCCTCCCGCGATTACGTTCTCCATGAGCGGTAAAATGTCGCGTGCTACCATTATTCTTTTATCTGTTACCAGAATCTTAGGATTATCCAAATTGCATTCTAACTTCCGTCCATCTGTGATCATGTAGGGCGAAACCATGCCGCGATCTATGGACATTCCGCGCACAAGTTCGTATTCGAGCCCCGGTTTCGTACCATTTTCTACCGTGACAATCCCATTCTCCCCCGTTTTTTCCATTACTTCCGCTACGAGGTCACCAAGTTTTCCATCATTAGCCGAAATGCGAGCCACGTCTCGGATTTTAAATTTTGTACTTTTTATTTTGTCCAATATAGTGAACGCTGCATCTTTCGCTTTGTCCATGCCACGTTTCAAAGATTGTGCGTCGCATCCATCCTCCAATGCTTTGAGGCATCTTTTTACCATCTCTTTTATGAGCACGCAAGTGAGAGTTGTGCCATCACCTGCGAGTTCATTAGACCTCATTGAAGCTTCAATTACGAGTTGCGCGCCTTGCATCTCTTCACGGTCTTTAAATGAAACATTACGCGCTACGGTTACGCCGTCTTTGGTAGCGAGGGGGGCACCCCATCCCTTATCCACGAAGACGGTACGACCGCAAGGACCTAAAGTAACGGCTACGGCATCTGCGCATTTATTGATGCCTGCAACGAGGTTGCGACGGGCCTCATCCCCAAAACGTACACCACGATACACCATATGTCTATTTTAATTATTAATTATGTTTTTTGTGGCCGGATACCCGCTTCATGAACACCGCCCCTCAAAATGAAGGAAAATAATCGCGTCATTCATTCCCCGAAGCACCCAGCTATTCTATATTATCACCAGAACGCGCTTTGCGTTTTTGATTGCGCGTATCTTTTCTATCATTAAGATATCCGATCTCCATCCTACGAAGAGTCATGGCGTAGACCATGGGATTCTCTTCTTTCATGCCACACAAAGGGCAAACACCGCCTGTAGACTGAGGGTTAAAGCAGATCTTGTGTTCTTCGCACCGTCCTTTCCATTCCATATTATGGTAATTTGATACCTTTATTTTTATTAAATCATGCCTTCGTGCGTTTGTCAAGTATAAGAAGAAATAAAAGTTTAAAACCCAAAAAGAGGAAACTGGGGATAAACTGAAATATCTACCGGTATGGATATTAAGAGGAAATAAGTATATATATATGCCCAATATATGTGTCAAGAGAGAAAAAAGTGCGTAGTGGTGGCTGTCTTGTCGCGATTGTATGCCATACCTCCCCCTGTCTATTCGTGTTTGGTGCTGGGTGCTGCAATTGCCTCCCTGCCTATTCTCCCGCTCTCTTTTTTGCCTTTTTTGGGCATTTTTTCTTCTTATTTCGGCTTGATATGTACTTGACAAACCCTGACCTGGTGTGATTTAATGGAAGCAGAGGGTGCGAAGACCGCACGGCTAACCCCGTCGTTCGCCTCCTCAACCTGCGTCGTGGGCAGAAGCTGGCTTAACCCCTGGCCTCTGACCCACGCACGCTTCACAACCTGCGATTCTTTGACAACTCAACTTCTCTCGTTTTTTATCCGTCAAGACGAAACCCAAAAAATGTATATGAAAAACACAAACGACGACGTTTTGGACACCCCAGAAGACGAGGACGTGTGGAATGGTGACCCTCTGTTTGAAGAGAAACACCCCACAAAGGCGAAACCAAAAAAACCTACGGAAAAAGTTTTAAAATGCACGCAAAAAGGTTGCCGTAACCTACAAACGGCAGATGGCGAATTCTGCGACAAGCACTACCCAGAAGAAAAAACGCGACTCTATGCCTCAATCCGCATAGTCAAGGCAACCTGTAAGCTTCACGCTATTTCGCAGATTGAAAAAGGGACGGGCTTCCTTGACACACACGAATTGTCAGATGTCATCGTGCCCGTTTCTAACCTCAGAATAGGCAGGGAAGTCAAAGGGAATACCTCCGTTAAAGCCACGAAAGGCAAACAGCGTTTTTCGCTCTTCACTTGCAATTGGAAAGAAGACCGCGACTGGAAGCGCATCTCCGCATTTCAACGTAAACACGGTCTCCCGTTTATGGACTCCTTCACTAGCAAATATTCTGACGACAAAGTGCTCGTGCTCTCTGACCGTCCATTCACGACTGAACTAGCGAACGACATCTGGGTGACAACCCTTCAAGAAGAAACCCACGACCTTATAGGTTTAGAGGTCTTCACTTATGCCGAATACCTGGAAGCCAAAAAAGACATTGAAAAGTGCGACATCTGTCATCAACCCGAAGACGAAAACGGGCGATGTGGGTGTACCAACAAAGACGCACACTCTATAAATTGCACGTGCCCCGATTGCTCATCAATAAGCTAATTAACCTGTCGTTTTGGCGGATAAAAAATGGGAGAAGAAACCTCAAACAAACAGGCGGATACGCCTAAAAGTAAAAAGAAACCAAAAAAGAAAAAAGTTTCGTTGATTTCTCTCTTACACGTTCTTACTATGGGAGTGAAGCTCTGCTAATTCTGGCGAAAGGGTGCGAAAGGGTGCGAACTCCTAAAAAAAAGAAAAAAAATAAAAAAAAAGAAAAAAAAACAAAAAAAACAAAAACCTCTAAACTTTCCGTTTCACGCTTCGCAGGAGATTTAGCCCGTTTCTGACGAGAATTCACAAGAATAAAAAAGATACCCAAAAAGGGGTTTAGAAAGAACGAGATTGCGAAATTGCGAATTTGACCAAGAGAATAATAAGTTCTTGTAAGCACGAAGATTCACAAAAACGGTTGTGAATCGGAGTGTGAAATGGAAAATTCGGGGTATTTTTTAAACACAAATCAAAGGGCAGTTTATCTGTCCCTTTTGGCGGTTTATCTATTTTATTCCAGGGCGACTGGGCTTGACCGAATCCACTGGGCGATGCGTACTTGACGGAATCTCACACGTGAGAGATAGAAACGAAAGAAGAGTGGGTTATCAAGCCCACGGGCTATGTTTCGTCTATCCGTCGTGCTGTCACTCCGTTGCATCTTTGCAGGACAAAGAACTTCTCCGATACTTTGCTGAAAAGCAAACAAGGAGAGCAGAAAAATCTACTCCAAATCGTGTACGGGCACGACCTCGGCCGTGGCATCTCCCGCAACTTTTCGCGCCCCGATACCTGCGTTGCGCGTCTTTGCAAAGTAAATCAGCCCTCGGGCTTTTTTGACTGTATTTTCATTATATCACGCCCTTTTTCTTCTGTCAATACCAAAGAGAAATAAAGAAAAACGGCACAAAAAAATAAATCTGTGGATAAATCAAAAATACCAAGCGGATATTAAGAGTAGTATGGGTACTTGACAAATACGAGTAAGCCGTGGTATAATAAAAAGTGAAAAACAACAAATTCGTGGTGCCCAATAGACGGAGGGCTTAATGGAAAAATCCTGGCCAATGGGAGAGCAATCTCCAAATTGGATAAAACACGCCACTTTTTTGGGTTTTAAAAAAAAGAAAGGTCGCAGAAAAGTTTTAAAATTAAGATAAAAAAAAGGATATGCCATTCAAAAAATACGCTACAAGACATAATGGGTCGCTGGAGCTTCACGCCAATCACACGGCTTGGGAGCTTTCGAATCAGCACGTCACGGAACAGAATAGCTCCGCGTATGACCATCTATACATGAGTTTGGTAGAAGATGCCTGTAAACAATTCGAAAAAGAAACGGGCGTGGAGGTTTTCATGGAGGGACGTTCGGGCAGACACGTCTGCGTGAAAGATACGCCCGAGAATTCTCGGAAACTTACTTATCTGCGCAATAAAGCGCTAAGATTAGAACGTGAAGTTGTGAAGGCATGGAACGAAGCAAAAATTAAAAATTAACCTTGTGGGGCGGTTCGTGAGTTTCGCGGTTCGCCCTACGCAAAAAAATATGAATAAAAAAGAAACAGTAAGATTTCTAAGAAATGTGTCCAATGCCCTCAAAGAATATCACAAAGAGCAAGACAAAAACTGGGATGAAGTTTTCCCCGCCGATGAGTTTTACCAAAGCCAAGCTTTGGAGGATTTTCTCAGTTCGGACCTTCGCTTCCATTTTTCCTATCACCACTTCACGGATGCGCATTCATCTTGGGCGGAGGTGCGCGTTTACGGCTCTTTAGGACGAGGTAAATGGGGTTCTTGGGTCATTTCGTCCGATGCCAATTTTGACTGCACATCCATAAAGAGTTTGTGTCAAGACATCCTGTTTTATGAACTTGAGGCGCGTTCCATCGCGCGTAGATTAAAATTAAAATAAAAGAATATGGAAAAAGA